GGCGGGGAGACGAGCTTGTAGTGAATGCGCCGGAGATGAGGATTGTCGCCAGCATAGTCGCGCCACATTCCGGCGAACCATTCGGCCGCTTCACCGCGATGCCCGACTCCGGCGTAGAACGGATCGTTTGCCGCCGACAGTGCCAGCAAGTCCTTTACCGGCCGCCCGATGGTCTTCGCCATCGATTTGATGCCGTTGTAATCAATCATCGTCGGCGTTCACCGTCAGACCGCGGCGCCGGCACTCTGCGATCAGCGCGTCGTTGGTAACGTTGCGCAGTACGTCCTGCAGGAGTGACACGGAGCCGTTCGGCTTGCCGTTCAACTTGGGGATTTCCCCATTTGTCGGCCTGGTGGGGATTTCCCCACTCAGCTCACGCCGAAGCTTCGCTACTGTTTTGTGGTCGACCTTCGCGACCTCGGCCACCTTGCGGTCGGACCATCGGGCCCACTCCGGGTCCTTCAGGAGCCGCTCAACGGCACGCCGTTTATCTGCCTGGGTCCGGCGTACACCGTGAGTCGCGTTCGCGCCGATGCCGATCAGGATCGCGTCGCGCGCCGTTCCCTCTCTGACCTCCGCCTCGATCACGTCGCGCTCGATCTTTCGGGCGGCCGCTACTCGGTGGAACCCATCGGCGAGCCAGTAGTCCGCGCCATCGCGGAACACGATGATCGGCGGGAACACCGCGCCGTTCAGCATCTCTTCGGCGTACTCGTTCACCGACTCCGGCCGCATCTCGACGCGCATCTGCGCGCCGCCGTCTTTGATGCTCGAGACGAAGATCGACGTGATGCTCATGATGTCGATCTCCGCTCGCCGAGGATCGCCCGGATTTGCTCGACGGAGAGTCCAGTCGCGGCACCAATGTCGTAATCGCCAAAGCCATCGTCAGCGAGCTTGCAAATCGCCTCGACCTGCTGCTCGCGAGTGAGCGCGTCGAAATGGAAGCGATGCGCGTCGGCAGGGATCACGCCGCCACCTCGAGCTCGCGGCGCCGCTCGGTGCTGAACTCACGCTTCGGCAGTCGCCAAACGCCTCGAGAGTCCTGCTCTAGTCTCTTCTCTGCCATGCGCGGGGTCGGCAGGCAGGCGCGATCGAGCAGAGGGCCTACCCGATGTATGTCGAATGCTCGGAGCGACTGAAATCGGCGACCGCAACCACGACACAAACAAATGCCGGTGTCGGGCGGAAGCGGTCTATCTTTGTGACGGTGCGTCGGTCCGTGTACGATGGTCATAGTCAGTGCCTCCACAGCCTGATGGTTTGAAGTCCTCGCGAGACGCCACCTGGTCAGTGGCGTTTTGCTTTTTCAGCTCCCGCGTAGCGATCTCGACGAGCAAGTCGCCGAGTCGTTCGAGCGCACGCGGGTCCAGGATCATCTAGGCGGCTCGGTGCCGGCTGCTGCGCCGAGCAAGGCGCTCTCGGTAGATCTGCCGCACGCGGTCGGCTTGTCCAGTGCGAAATAGGCGCGTGCCGTTGCTGGCGAGCACGTAGTCGAGCAAGCCCAGGTCGGCGTACAGACGCACGGTAGGTACGGTGGTATCCGCCTGTCGCGCCAGGGAGCCCGTTGTATCGGTGAAGTGCTCCATCAGTCCTTTCTCCAAGTGTTGCGGCGTTCGAATTAGAAGTGTATTGTTCGTACGTTCGAACAAAAGAGCGTTTTTTCTGAAATGAGCGGCAACTTCACGGACATTGAGGATTTCGAGTCGCACCTGAACGCGGCAGCGAACACGTCCGACCTGATCGCGTGGGACAAGCTGCGGGAAAGGCTCGACGCGGCGCCGGCGGCGCTGAACGATCACGACTTCGTTGATCTGATCCTCGCGGCCGCGAACGGTCGGAAGCCGTCACGGCGCCAATGGAACCAGCTCGTCGGTCTCGAGATATTGCAGGGTGGCGACGAGCAGCGCGGAGTCGGGTTTCCGCCGCGGGTGCAGAACCGCGTAGTCGTTGCGCTCACGGTCATCGTGAACGCCTCCCTGCGCGACGCGACCAGCGTCGACAAACGTCGCCTAGCAAACCTTCGAACCGCGCTCGCTACGCTGGTGAATGTTCGCGTGTTGGTATCTCCATCGTGGTCACCTCGTGGCGAGCGTCGTGACCGCATCATCGCGACTGACATATGGGGAGCCGTGGCATACGGCTTGCGAGTGCTCGCTGATCCCTCTTTCGCTCACAAGCTGTGTCGCTGCAAGTACAGCGGCTGCCAAAAGTTCTTTCTGGAGCGTCGCGCGGATAGCGGTCGCGGGGCGCCTATTTCGAAGTACTGTAACGCCGAGCATCGCCGATTAGGTGATCGCGAAGAATCCGCCAAGCGAATGGAGCAGAGACGACGCGAGCAAGGCATTCAGCCGAGGAAACACCGATGAAAGTTTGCATCTACGCTCGGTTCAGCACGACCGGTCAGGACAAGACGTCAATCGCAGGCCAGGTAGCGAATTGCGAAGCGCTCGCCGCTCGTGAAGGTCTACAGATCGGCGCAACATTTCACGACGAGGCGCAATCCGGCAACGACGACAATCGGCCGAACTACCGCGCCATGCTCGAAAGGCTCAAGCGCGGCGAATTCGACGGCGTCATAGCCGACGAGACGTCGAGGCTGACGCGCTCGCAAGCCGAACTACACCGGCTCGTCGCCGAGCTCAAGTTCCGGGACCAGTTCATTGCGACCGTGGACGGCGTCGACACGCGCAACGAATCCGCGGAAATCGTGCTCTCGGTCAAGGCCGCGATCGATGCTATGGAGGGCCGCAAGATCGGCACTCGGACATACCGGTCGCTCCGCGAGCGCCATAAGGACGGGCATAGTGCCGGCGGGCGCATCTACGGATTCGGCAGCGTGCAGGACGGCGACTATAAACGCCGCGTCGTAAATCCCGAGCAAGCGAAGGTCGTGCTCGCAATCTTTACGAGGTACGCGGACGGCGCGTCAGCCAAGACGATCGCCCGCGAGTTGAACGAGCGCCGCGTACCGAGTCCTGGCGCTGCGTGGAACGGTAAGAAGCGCCGCGCGATCGGCTGGGCTCATGTCACGATTGTCGGCTGCTACAGCAAGGCAAGCGGCATCCTGCGCAATCCCGCCTACACGGGGCGCATCACGTGGAACAAGCGAGCAGGCAAGAAGGTGCCCGGCACCGGTATGCGGATCCAGAAGCGTCGGCCCGAGTCCGAATGGATCGAAGTGCAGGACGAGAGTTTGCGCATCGTCCCGGACGAGCTATGGCAGCGCGTGCAGGCTCGACTACGCGCAGCCCGGCAACGCAACCATGCGGTGAATTTGAAGGGCAGGCCAGCACGGCACCTGCTTTCGGGACTGCTTGTCTGCGCCTGCTGCGGGGCTCATTACGTCGTGCGCAACGGCAAGTCCTACACCTGCTCGTCGCTCAGCAATGGTCGCGATTCGCTCTGCACGCAGCGCACCTACCTGCCGCGGGAAGAAACCGAGAGAGAGTTGCTCCGGGACATTACGGCGCAGTTGCTCGAGCCAAAGCTAGTGGAACGACGCACCCGGCAGATCCAGAAAGCCAATCGGAAGCCAAGAACGAATGGTTCGGATTTGAAGGCGCTCGACAAGCAGATCGCCGACGTCGTCGACACCTTGGTCGCGGTCGGCAAGTCGGATGCGTTGACCGCGAAGCTCCGCGAGCTCGAAAAGCAGAGGCGAGCACTCTTACAGGCGACCGCTCAGCCTGCCCGCATCGTGCCCGGCGCCGCGGACCAATGGCACGAGCTCGTCTCGAAGCTCGAGCACCTGCACCAATACGCGACCCCCGACGAGATGGAGACCGCCCGGCTGATCCTGCGCGAGTCGGTCGCCGAGGTCTCGATCGTCGAGGACGAGAAGGGCGTTTACGCCGACACGAGAATGATCGTCGGCGCGGGGTATAAATGTGGTGCCGAGGAACCGGCGCCCGACTTATACCTTGAGCGGACGAAGCTCAAGGACAAATAGAATCCTAGCGAGCCGCAAAGGTGGTTGAGACCCAAGCGCTCGACGGGAAACATCGGCGGGGCTTCGGCCGCCCTTTTCATTTCTGTGCGCTTCGCCGACATACAGTAAATGCCAAAATCGCATCCAGCCTCGACAATGCGCCGATGCTCATTGCACGATTCTTGGCCATGCTGCGGCGCGTAGAAATCAGCGACGACGATCTCGCCTTAGCCGCTGCCGGCTGCCGAGCACTGGCCTACCGCTACCGCGAGGATGCGAAGCGCCAGAAGAACCCGCTCATCGTCGAGGCTTCGCTGCGACGAGCCGAAGAATCCGAGCGGCTCGCCGAGCACTTCGATCGCGAGCGGGCGGCGCTGGACTAGACGGACGCCCCCGCCACGGGCCGGGGTTTTTCACGCTACTTCCAGATGTCGAACAGCTTTGGATCGACGGACAAACCCTTGGCTGACCCCGCCGATGTTGGAACCGTAAGAACCCGCCATGCCGGCGCTTGACCACCGCCGATCGGCTCTATCGGCTCTTCGAGATTGAACAAGCATGCCTCGTCATTCGGGCGCCCAGCACATGGGTCGTCCATCTTTTCCGCGTCCTGAACCGCGGCGGCAATTCCCACCGCACCGACGAAAACGAAAAGAATTTGCGCCTGCTTAACCTTCACCTGAATGCGACCTCCACTAGAAACCGTCGCGGCGATTTTCCGGGCAAAGTTTCTGCCAAAGCAAGCGCCGTCCCGCCGACCGCATCGTTCGCTCGAATGCGATGTGGCTGGCGGAGCATTATAACAGTGTAGTCCGCGACTACACCGGCACACAAAACCTGATCGGGCACGCAAGGCGGCGAGGATGCGCGCCGTTTTTTTTGTTTGTGGCTCGCGGATGCACGCCGAGCAATCCGGAAATGTCGTGCACCTTCAGCCCAAGCCGCACGAGCTCGAGCACTTGCTGTTCAATCGCCGGCCGCGGCGAAGGAGTTGCTTCGCCCGCCGGCTGTGCGGGTTTTTTCAAGTCGTGGCACTCGCGCACTGATCCACGGCCGCGCGTAAAGAAATCAAAACCGCGCGGCAAAGAAGCCATCAGGCAGCGACGCCTTCGATCGTGTGGAACGACGCCGGACGCGTCACGATGAAATCGCAGCGCGCATAGCCGATGAAGTCCAACACCAGTTTGCCGACGAAGTCCGCTGCCTTGACGATTTCGATGGACGACTCAGCGCGCACGCCGAACAGCAAATCGCGGAAGTCGCCGAGGTAGATCGTCGTGTTCAACGGCGGCGATGCCGTCAAGCTGCCGGCGACGTTCGACGTGACCAAAAACCGCATGTCCTGAACCGAGCGCGGCCGCGGCAGCTGCGTCTTGTCCGAGCTGATGCCCGTCACGAGATTCTCGTAAGCAGTCCAAGAACCGGGCGACATCACCGCGAACTTCGAAACCTGCTCGAGATCGCAGTTTGCGAGCAGCAACGCACCGATGCCCGAGATGATTTCCTCGTAATCGGTAAGCGTGCTCGTGCTCGTCTGCGAGGTGCGACCCGAGGTGTTCTTTATGCCGCGCGGCTCCGGTGGCGTGCCCGATCCTTCCAGACCTACGCGGTCGATCTCCGCAGCCATCGCCCGAGTCATCACGTTCGCAAGCTGTGTGCCGAAGTCCGGTGAATCCTGCGACAACTCGATCGAGGACTGGCAACGGGTCACGAGCGTCTGAGCAGTGAGAGTGCGCGCCGCGAACGTCGGATTGGAGGCGGAAATTGAGCCGGCTTCCGTGTGCCAGCCCGCGGTCGGGTCGGCGGTCACGGCACTGTGAACCTGCGTCTTTGCAGTCATCGTTGTCGTGCGCATGCCTGCGGCGACAAGAACCGATTGCGCGCGCATCCGGTCAATCCATTCGGCTTGATATTCGGCGGGAATCAGCACGCCCGTCGTCGTCGTCACGAGCTGTTTCATTTCCCGAACGTAGGCCAAAGCGTTCTTGTCGCCACAGCGATCGCCTGCGACCGTCGCCGCGAGCCAGCGATCCAGACTGATCTCGGGCTCCTTCGCCTGGCGAAACTCCGGAAGGTCCGCCATCTTCGCTTGCGAGGGAAGCTCGTATGCGATGCCATTAGGCGTCTCGAAGCCCTTAACATCGGCGGCTACCTTACCGGCGGCGCCGATCTTGCCCTGGATCTTGCCTTTGGCTTCGACGTCTTCGATGCGATCGACGAGCCCGTCTAGGCGTTTATCGAACGAGTCGAAGCGCGCGGTTTGTCGGGATTTGAATTCATCGAACGCACGCCCAGCGTCTTGGACGGCGTCCAGAATTTCGCGATTGGACATTGCAGTTACCTCACGTCAGATTGATACGTGAGGCTTCGCGCAGAAACGAAAACGGCGCGGAGCCTCGCTTGGCGACCGTCGTTCCGTCTCCGCGTCATTCGCTGACACGAGCATGGACCTTCGTCGCTGCTGGCTTCACGCGCCGTCCACCGCGGACGATGAGTGTGCGAACGATAGTTTCATCTCTTCGACCGCGTCGCGCAACTCGGCGAGCTCCGCGTCGCGTGCGCCGACCAATCCCTGCCAGCCAGCCGCGAGCAGCGCCTTCACTTGCCGATCAGATAGCCCGACCTCGCGCAACGCGCGCTTGACCTCGGCACGGGTCGGCGTGTCGGCCATCAATTGACCGCGGAGGAGTCCCACGGGTCGCGGTCGCTCTCGACGTCGTCAGCGATACCGCGCAGAAAATCGGCGGCCCCTTGCCGACCGAGTATCAGGCGCATCGTGTCGAGCGCCGCGCCGATCTGCAGCGACCACAGCATGCGTGGCGTCAGTACCTTCAGCATGTCCCTCGCATGGTGCTCGAGCGCCTGAACGGCAGTTTCGAAAACGACTTTCTGTTGCTCGGTCATTTCGGGTCGGTCACTCACCGGCTTTCCTCCGTTTCGCCGCCAAGTAGTCCTCATGCAGCCGCGTCAGCAACGCCCAGGCCTTCGCCCAGCGTTGCAGGCGCTCCGGGTTGCCACGCTCCCACTCGTCCTCGCATTCACCCTGACATGCCCACACTTCGCTAAGCGGCGGCCAGGACAGATCGGCGCCGAGCTCGCAATGGAGCTCATACGGTTTGAAGCGCTGGTAGTACCGGCTCTCCAAGATTGAGCCGCCCTCGGGAAACTCGAACAGCGTGTCGTCGTTCAGGTCGACCTCGAACATCGCGACCAAGCGCTCAACCGCCGTCATGCCGTTCCCTCAAGTAAGCATCGAAGTCCACGGGCCCAGCCCCGACCGAGTCGCGCATCTTGGCGGTATCGGGCCGCGTCCTCGCCGAGACGCATAGCCGCAAGCGCGTCGCGAGCAGTGCCATCGACTTGATCAGCCGGTCGCGCGAATCGAGCATTTTTGGCCCGAAATCGCGCTCTATCGCGGCATTGGCGAGCGGCAGCAACGTTGCGCAGGTATGGACGTATTCCCGCAGCAGCGGCAGGTCGCCGGCACTGAAGAAGTCGCTCGGCCGCTGCTCCACGATCGCTCGCCACAAGCTCGCCGCTGGCTCGTCGAGCTCAGGGGGCGGACTCAAGTGCGGACCGGATCCGCGGGTCGACACGATCGCCAATCCAGCCCTACCGGGTCGTTTTCTCATCGATGCTCCTTAGGCCAAGTACATACGCGACAGGCTGCGACTGCTGCGCCGATTTTCGCTCGCACGGTTGACGCGTTTGAGGGGGCATACCCATCAATGACTTACGCGAGGATCGCGCGCAGCGTCGCCACGATGATGAAGAGCAACAACGCGGCGAGCAGCAGCGGCAGAGCGATGCTCGCGAGCTTGAGCAGCAGGTCTTTCATGGTGCGTCTCCGTCTTGGTTGGTTCGCGCCGTCTGGCGGCGATGGCGCCAGCACTCCCGATGCAATGTGAACGTCGTGCACTGCGTGCCGTCGGCCGTGATCGCGGCGCACTGCTTCACACGCCGCTCGAGGCGCTCGGGGTGCCGTGCACCGGACCAATCGTCTGAGAGCGTCTTCGCATCGTCGGTCATGCTTTAGCCCCTTGGTAAGATCTTAGAGGTGAGCACTGGGTGCAGTTGTGGAAGCCGCATTCCACCGTGCTTAACTGCAATGAGTGCAGCCATGGAAGGTGGTGCTCGTTCCTTAACTGCACTGGTTGCAGCCCTTAACTGCACTGAGTGCTGCTCGAAAAATGTCATTGCTCGCCCCCCACGACGGTCAATCTCGGTCGCCGTCGTCGCGCTTTCTTCGGTGGTGCCTGCCAGTCGCGATAGGCATGGGTCGGTAGCCGTACCGAGCTCGACCACTCGGTGTCATCGACGCTTTCCCAACTGATGGCGTACTTCGCCGGCCGTGGCGGCACCCGGCTTGCTCGATACGTTTGGTCGATCAGGCCACGCGCCTCGAGGTTCCTGAGCGCGCCGTACAATGTGTGATCGGAGCCTATGCCTTGCTCCGCGGCCTGGCTTCGCGTGATGCCGAGATCGCCGTTGTTGTAGCCGGTGTATTGGGCGGCCAAGAGCACGAGCACGCGGAACTCGGCATGGCTCAGTGTGGTTACGGCCGGAGTTTTGAGCACCGAAAGCGGCAACCGTGCGAATCGACCGCCGCGGCTTGTGCGTTTGGCATGGCGCCGGCTCATTCGGCGCCGTCCCGCCAAGCGTTATAGGCGTCCATCTGCGTGAAGTAATCGCGCGTCGAGTCGAACAGCACGAAGCGATCGGTTTCGCCCGGCGCCTCGGAACGCGGAATCTCCACGTCGGAGAGATCAGGACACTGCTCCTCGAGCTCGTCGGAGATCGTCGACCACAGCTCGGATGCTTCGTCCTCCCATTGGCGCAACGATTCGACCGCCTCCTCGAACCGCTCCGTGAGCTCCTGAATTGCAACGTCGTGTTTGCCGACGATTGCCTTCTCGACCTTGCCGGCTGCGATCATCTGCTCGTAGTCCAATTGCAGCATCCGCTTTCGCAGATCGCGGTCGAGAAAATTGTCGATCTCGTTCTCCACGAGCTTCGCCATCTCGCCCGGGTAAAGCGCTTCGAGCGCGTCGAGCTCCGTGGCACCGATGCCGAACGTCGCCTCGAACTTGTCCTTGCGCCGCTCGGTGTCTTTGATCGGCGTGCGCGGCAAGCTGTACTCGCGGCATTGGTCGGGCGTGAGCGCGAGTGGTATGAGCTGCAGATCGACGTCAAGGCCGAACTTGGCGATCGTAAACTCGACCTTGCGCGCGACGGCCTTCGGCATTGAGCGGCCGCCCGGATCAAAGTCCGACAGATACAAAATCCGAACCGGGGCGCCGTACTCGGATGAGCGCAACGCGAGCTGGCGCGAGCGGATCTCGCTTTGCTCGCCGATGCCGACGACGAGGTTGACGCCGCGGCGTTTGCACAGTGGCTCGAGCCAATCGTTCTGCGTGGACTTCTCGACCCACACCTCCACGATGTAGTCCTGCACGGTGGCGCTGACGTCGAGCCCGCTTATCGAGTAGCTAGGTAGGTGCGGCCGATCCGGAATATCTACGTCCACTTGATCCCAGATCACAGCGCACGATGCTGTGCGCTCCGCGTTCGGATCCGCGTACAGATTCGAGGCGAAGATCAGCGGCTCGTCGTTACGCCGATCGATCAAGCCGTCGAACGGCACAAGGTCGAGATAGCGGGCAGCGAGACTCGCCATGCAGAGGTACGTCCAATCGTTTTCGGTGTTCTGATACTCGCGATTGGACGGGAGCAGAATCTTTATGCCCGCGGGCGGGGAGACGAGCTTGTAGTGAATGCGCCGGAGATGAGGATTGTCGCCAGCATAGTCGCGCCACATTCCGGCGAACCATTCGGCCGCTTCACCGCGATGCCCGACTCCGGCGTAGAACGGATCGT